CAATAACTGTTGGTAAATATTTTTCAAACTGCTTTGTTAATCTTGCAGTTTGTACTGATTCCAGTAAATCTGTCATAATTTCTTTTTGGTCTTTACCTAACGGTGAAACCAAATCGTTAATTATTTTTTCTCTTTTGATAGACTCTTCAAGTGCTTTACGTGAAGTGTCTACATTTACAGCTATGTCTTTAGCTTTGGCAGCGAATGCCTTTGCTTCAGCTAACTGTTTATCTTTTGTGTCGATTACTTTTAGAAGTTTTGCAGTCTCGCTCTTCTCATTTAAGTAAGAAGTGCCATACTCGGCTGCGTATGCTTCGAAAATTTTGCGACCAAAATCATTTTTACGTGCTGTATCAATATCTTCTTTAAGTTGATGAATTTCTTTGTTAAGACTTTCACTAACAAGATTGGATACGGCAGTAGCACCACGCTTGATAAAGTTGTCTTTAACTTTAGCAAGATGTGCTTTTGCTTCTTTGACCAAACGTACTTTTGTTTCAGCCAAATCATTTTTATCTTCTTGAAATTCTGCAATTTCGGAAGTAAGAGCTTCTACAACGAACTCTTCAAGTTTTGAATAACTTTCTGCCATTTTAACTTTGTCTGAACGTAATTCGCTTACTTCTTTTTGTAATTGATTTACAACAAAGTCTTTTAAGAGATGTGCATTTTCTTTCATTGCAACAGCATATTTTGCTTTTTGCTCTGAAAGTGCTTTGCGGTCTTCTGCAAATTCTGCAATCTCAGCAGTTAAGTTTTCACTTAGCATTTGGTCGATTGACTCAACCATTGCCTGCTTGTCATGTTCGTACTTGGCAGCAAATTCTTCGCGGAGTTCAGCAGTCACTGACTGTTTGTTCTCTTTGACTTTTGCGTTCCAAGCTTCTTCAATTTCAGCTCTGATATCTTCGTTTATTGCATCGCTTTCGAAGAGTTGTTTCAGTGCATCTATCATACCATTCTCCTCGTTTATCGGAGGTTGTTGATTATATTAACCAACGATTCCTTAAGATACTTTTGTGCCTTTTGATCTTCTTGTGTTGCCTTTGCTAATTCAAATGCCTTATATCCTCCCTGAGTGTTCATGATATGCTCATAAATCGGTGTTGGATATGCACCAGGGGCACTTGGCTGTGCCACAATGTCCACGGTGATTATTTCAAAGTCTTTTACGTTTCCTTGACCATCTACTTCACCAGAGCCCCTACTGGAAACACCTAATTTAACTTTTGCATCAAGCATTGTTCTAACTAAGTTTCCCATAGGAGTTGGTAAGATTTTCAATTTTCCGTAACCATTAGCACCGTCCATCCAACATGATTCAATCATGTGTGACACACGGTCAAGGTTTATGTTTAGTCCTTCTGGATGATCTACCTCTCCACAAACGCTATAACCATTCTCAATTTGATCGTTGAGAGTTTTGACAGCCCTGCCTATTTCCTCAACTGGGTACACACGCTGATTAGCATTGCGCACTCCGCCTTGGATACAAATACCTTTCATTTTAAGGTCTTTGCCTTCGTTGGCAGTTTCAACAACTATTTGAGCTTGGTCAAAACTTAACTGTTCGCTTAGGTAATTACTCATCTAAAATTCCTAATTTAGCTTCCAAGAGTTGATTTCTTGTCGGCTGCTTGTTCGGGCTTACCTTTTTTCTCAGCCCCGTGACCTGGTTGAGCTTTATTTGCTTTAGAAGCCTTACCACCTGGAACATTTACATTCCCTGCGCTATCTTCTTTAGCATTGCTATCACCTAAGCCAGCATGGTCGCCACCTTTTTCTTCACCGCCTTTAGCGATGTTTGCAGAGGTACCACCCATGTTATTTGCGCTTGCTATTGGGGATTTAGTGTTGTCACCGTTGTCGCCCATTGTTGCAGATACTTTTTCTACATATTCGCGCATTGTTTCGCTTGCTGATTTTTCGCCTTCGTCAACTTCCTCATCGGATGCTTCGTCAACTTCTTCATCAGTAGCTTCTTCAACTTCTTCGTCGGATGATTCAAAAGCAACTGCTTCTTCTTTGTCAGCTTCGTCGTCAGCGTCCATGTCCATGTCCATATCGCCTTCGTCGTCACTGTCGCCAGCGTCTTCGTCGCCCATCATCTTTTCAAATTCTGCTTTAAGATCTTCTAATGCATCTTCAAGGTCTTCTACACGATCTTCAACGTCACCTTCTGGTTCGTCGTCGCCTTCTTCACCTTCGTCGTCCATACCTAAGTCGGACATCATGTCATCAGTTTTATCTTCGCCTGCATCGTCCATTGGATCTGCTTCAACTTCAAATTCATCAAGGTCAAAACCTTCATCAACTTCTTCGTCTTTAGCTTCGTCAACTTCTTCGTCAGTAGCTTCATCTACTTCTTCGTCGGATGCTTCGTTTGTTTCTTCGTCGGATGATTCATCTACTTCTTCATCAGTAGCTTCATCAATTTCCGCTTCGTCTTCAAGTAGTGACTCATATATGTCACGTGACTTTTCAACTACAATTTCGTGGAATAATGCTTCAGCGCCTTCCTTGTCTTCGTTAACAAGGAGCTCGAGCATTTGTTCAAATTTATTTGTGTCTGCCATTGTTTTCTCCTATAAATAAGCACCAGACATAGTCTGGTTATGGGCTGTCATATAATATTTAACAAATAGACAAAAAAGTACGTAGAAATAGGCTCAAAATGATCATTTCTTATAAAATGTCATAAAAATCCTTAAAATCTTGCATACCTATATGGTCTAAATTGCTTAAATTACTGAAAGCCTCTGGTATAAATTCGCCGTTTTCTGCTGTAACTCTATAAAATTGTATTTCAGGATGTGCTTGTATTGTAATAATTGTTTGTTTTAACCAGTTATTATGATAGGTTGCACGTTCATGTTCTTTCTTATAGTTTTGTGTGCCTGCATATAAATTGTTTACTAATGTGTTATTATTTAAGCCTACGTAATCAAATCCAAATATATAAACAATTTTATGTTCGTCCTTACATGCTTTCCATAAGGCAGTAGGTCCACTGCTCCAACCCTTAGATGGATTAAAGAAGTTAAACCCTACAAGTTTTTGGTATGATCTATTTTGATTTGTCCAAGTAGATACTCTGTGTTGTACATTATGCTTGTTTAATTCAAGCACCATTTTTGTGTCTACTGCAATAATATAATCAGGATCAAAATCTCTATAAATGGCATTACAACCATATATAGTTCCTTTTCCCCTAAGATTTTTTAATTCTAAAGATGCTCTACTTGTCCCGTTACCGAGTACAAATGCTACACTGTCCAATTATCATACTCCGCCGGCCTCAGCATTGGCTGCAATACCATACATCTGTTTAATAAACTCTAAATCTTTTTTAGATTCTTCAGTGTGTGTTTCAGATGCTTTGCGGATTCTATTGATTTGTTTTAGTGTTAGTTTAGTTTTACGAGTGTCGTCAAACGTTAGAGGACCATCATCATGAATAGGCTCATAAGTTTCATCTTCAACAGGTTTACCCTGATCGTCAAAATAATATAGTTCTCTAAGTATCATATTGTATTTATACCGTTTGTTCGTTATTAGCAGGCGCCGCGCCTACATCTGTATCTGTTGCACTTTCAGGTCCTGTTGCATCACCACCGTCTGTTGGTATTGTGTCGTCACCTGCAAGTATATCTTCGCCAGCACCAAGGTCTGAATCTATTCCTGCTGAACTAATTCCACCTGCCCTAATTTGACTTGCTGTATCATCTGTTATAGGTTCTAAGTTTTCTTCGTTCTCTTCACGCCATAGCTTTTCGTTTTCTGCAAGCTCTTCGTCTGTCATTCCTAAGAAACGTTTTAATGCAAATCTATTTGACATATAAGGAATTGCCGCCATCTGTGTATACGTTGGTACACGAGCATTATCAATTTCAGCTTGTCTATAACTTGCAAAGTTTTGTGGTGGTTGGAATTTTAAGTCGAACATATTTGTATCGACATTTACGCCTTTTTCTAATAGGTAGCGTTTAAATTCTGTATCAAACTCTTCAATGATTAAATTCTGCAAACGTTCACAATAGGTATTGAAGCGTAGCTCTTGGATATAAGCTGTGCCCACACGTCCGTCATTATATTGTGCTGCCGAATCATCTGCTCCAGTTGGTAAGTACGAACTTGGTATACGTAATCCGCGTACCAACTTATTAGTAAAGTATCTAAGGTCATCAATTTCTCCTAAGTTTGTACCACCTGGAAGCGTTTCAACCTTTGATCCTCTACCTTCTGCTGTTTGAGGGAAGAAGTAATCTTCGTTAATTGATAGCGGATTGTAAGAACTGTCTATAACATTTGTGCCACCGCCTGTCTTGGATGGGATGCGTCTTTGATGTATTTCCGTTTTAACACGCTCCACAAATTGCATAGCAAGGTGTGAAGGCATATTGCCCACATCAACGTAGAATACTCTGCGCTCTGGCGCTCTTTGT